CCGCGTGCTTGCCGCCTCCATACAGGCGAATACGGCGGCGCTTTTGCAACCGGGGAATACACGAGGGATCAAGGCGGCGGGAAGCAACATTTATCTGTTGAACCGTATCCGGACGGCGGCTGTGCTGGTTGAGTGCGGATTCCTTTCCAACCGTGCGGAAAGCGCCTGTCTTGCGAACGGAACCTATCGGCAGAAGCTCGCGCTCGTGCTTACCGCATCCGTACTGCAAAATCTCCGCGAACCGTCCTGATTCTGCGCAAAAGTCAAGAGTAAAAGCAGAAAAAACTAAAATATTTTTTCAGAAGGCTTCAAGCGGCTTCGGCGACGTATCTTTCAAAGAGCGATCCGGACGTTTCAAAGCCTAAAATCTCGCGCGGGTAATTGTTGATCCACGTTTCGACGCGCTGAATATATGCGGCGGTTACTTTCCGGAAGTCCGTTCCTTTCGGCAAGAACCGCCGTATCATTTTGTTTATGTTCTCATTCGTGCCGCGTTCGTATGCGCTGTACGGGTGGCAATAGTAAACCTTCGTGCGCTTCCGGTCTTTGCCGTATACGGATTTTTCAATTCCGGCGCAATCCATGAATTCCGATCCGTTGTCAAACGTAATGCTTTTGAATATCTGTGAAAACTTCTTCCCGAAGCGGCGTTCTAATTTGTTCAGCGCCGCCACGACGCTGGCGGCTGTCTGATCCGGCATTTTGATAATAATTTCGTTCCGCGTCAAGCGCTCCGAAAGAACGAACAAGGTTTCCTTCGTCCGCTTCTTCCCGCATACGCAATCGCCTTCCCAATGTCCGAAGGTCTGCCGATCGTTGATTTCCTGCGGGCGTTCCTCTATGCTTTCGCCCTGCGGCGCGCGGGCGGCTTTCTTCCGCTCCACCTTGTCATACTTCCGCTTCCGCTCCCCGTGTTCCGGCAAGCTCTCGCGGCTGATCCCGTAGAATATGCCTTTGTCGATGTAATTATAGATCGTCTTTTCGCTGATCTCCGTTTTGAAGGTCAGCCCCAGCCGCTTGATTTCTCCGACGACGGCGGCGGGGGAATAGCCTTCTTCGCCGATCTTCTTTTCAATAAAAGCTGACAATTCGTAATCGTTGCCGATCTTCAATTCGCCGCCTTTGGCTTTTAGGTTCTCTTCATAGCGCTGTTGCGCGATCTCCGGTGAATAGCGTTCTTCGGTCGTCAAGTCGGAATTCAAATGCGTATAGCGTCCGCGCTTCAACTCCCTGTATATCGTTGTATTGTGGACGTGCAGACGGTCAGCAATCACGCAAGGCTTCAAGCCCTCTTTCAAGCCTTTTTCGATTTTTAGGCGGTCTGTCCATGTTAAGTGTTTGTGCATTCTTCCTTCCTCCAGCTTCCGAATATGACAAAAGGGCGGCATTTCTGCCGCCCTTCGCCCTCTCTGATTATCTGCTTGTGATATGCAATTCGCTTTTAAGCGCCGCTTGCAGGACGGCGGAAAAATTCACGCCAGCCCGCTCCGCTTCAAAGTTAAGCCACGAAGGAATGGTGCAATTCTTCTTCACGACGCGCATATCGTTCTTTCTGCGGTACTCCGCGAAATCAACGTCAACCAGCGAAACGATCGCGCCGGACGGCGCTTCGGCTTGTGCGCTTGCAATGCTCGACGCTTCCGGCAATGCTTCGCCGTCGTCCTGCATATCAATTCCCATAAGCCCGATTGCGTCCCGCGCCATCTCGATCGCGTCCGGAACGTCCTTGCCCTGCGTATTGATATTGAAATCGGGGACAAATACCACGATGAACTCTTTTCCTTGCGTCATAACGATGGGATATGCGTTTTTCATTCTGAATACCTCCTTCAAATCTCCGCGTATTTTGCTTTTGCGTCTTTAAGGCGCGGCAATGTGTCGATCACGCTTCCGGCTTCGTCTGTTACCTCGAACACGTTTTTCAAAGTACCGTTGACGCGCCGATCAACGCTTGTAATCGTGAACTTTCCATCTTCGCGGACATACTTTGAAAAGAACGCGACGTTTGCTTGCTTTTTGAATTTCATTGTCCGTACCTCCTATATTGTTGTCAAGTGGCGGCGGGCTTATTTCAGCCCGCGCCGCTTGATGATTGCTTTTGCTAACTCTTCGTCGGTTTCTCTGTGCCTTACGACGCTTTCCCTTTGACCGTCCTTCACGTATATGTCGTGGTTCGCGCCGTGCCGCTTGAACTTCCAGCCGTTTCGCTCTAAAAGCTCGATAAGGTCTTTTGTTTTCATCTGCTGTCCTCCTTACATTTACTATTATACGCCTTCAATGCGTATATGTCAATAGGTTTTGAGAAAAAATTATGCGTATTTTATGCGCCTATAAAAGAAAAGCGGCGACGGGATCACCCCGCCGCCGTTATTCGTCTATACCTAAAAGCCAATTTACCGAAACGCCCAGCACTTCCGAAAATACTTTCAATTCAAAGTCGGATACGAAGCGCGTACCGATTTCAATTCGGCTTATACTGTCCCGCTCCATGTTGATCCCTTTCAACTGTATTTGTGCGGCTAAATCCTCTTGACGTAGCCGCCGGACGACGCGCGCTTCGCGCAATCGGTCGCCGCAAATGTTCTTTTTGCCGTTGTAATCGTATATCTTCATTTCCGCCGCGATCCCTCTTCATTCTGATTATTTGCAAAGCGTGTGTGAATATTCTGCTTTATTCTTGATTTTAGCGCACGGCGGGCGTATAATTGTGTTAAAGGTCAGAATGGGCGAATTCTGCCTTAAAAATTTACAATTTGAAAGGGGAATGAGAATGAAAAAATCTTCTATCGCTCTTTTTGTTGCCGCCACGCTGTTCCTTTTATGTTCCTTCACCTTCCTTCCGGACGGGATCGGCGAATTCGCTTCCGGTGTTGCCGTTGCCGTTGTCCTTGCTCTTGTAGGATTTTCCAAAGAGAAAAAGGCGCGTAAAGCCGCCGCCGAAGCGCGCTTGAAGCAAGAGGAAGAAGCCCGCGCACAAGCGGAAGCAGAAGCCCGCCGACGCGAATTTGAAGCTACGCACGGCGTTCTTTCTTTGCCTGTGTCCGGCGTAACATTCGATAGCCGCCAGCGTGTTCTTGCGAAGCTGTATCGCGAAAGCGACGGGATTGGAATTGACGGTCGTTTGGAAACGTGCGAATACGAAGGCGCGCCCGCCGTCCGTGTTTTTGCAGAAGATGAATTGATCGGATACGTTCGGAAAAGCGATCTTTCGCAAACGCTCCCGATTGTTGATCGCGTCGATGATGTAACGATCACGATTGATTGCTTTGAAGATAACGAAAAGATTTACAACGCCGAAGCGCGCGTCGTCTATACGAAGTGAACCAAACAAAAAAATCCCCCGTGAAGGCTTGAAAGCCCGCACGGGGGATTGTTCTTTATGCGGCGGAAGGCTGAAAGGGGAAGCGCGATCCGCCGCGTGTTCAATTACTCTTTATTTCCGTTGATCTGCTCCGCCGGAATGCCGTTTACCACAAAATAGTCCGGAAGATTAAAGACGGCGGCTTCGATCAGTTTGTCCAGCGTTTCCGCGTCGATCTTGAAGCCCTTGCTATTCAGAAATTCAACAACGTATGCTTTCTTCTCTTCGCCCCTGCCGCTTCCGGTGTAAATCTGTTCGGCGGCTTCGACGGCAACCGTTACCCACATTTTGATTTTCTCAAACTGTGCGGCGGTCGTCTTGCTTCTGATCCACGGGATCACGAAGGCGGTAATGATAGCCGCAATAAGAGCGATCACGGCGTTTGCAATGCTGGTAAGATCAATAGTCATTGTTTGTATCCTCGCTTTCTGTTATGTCGATTTTTTCTTTTTTCTTGATCCTGCCGACGATTACTTCGGCAAGACGCTTCATCATCATTGCGCCGCATTCGATCACGACGGCGCGGAAATACCATTCGATCAGAACGGTTTGTTCCTGCCGCGTGATAAGGAATGAAACGTACTGTGCGACGATGAAAGCCGCCGTTGTAATCGCGATCACAATAACGGCTTTCGTTGCGAAGCGTTCGTCAGCTTTGAAGAAGCGGCGCTTCGCCGTCCGCTTTCCTCTCGAAGAATGAAGTTTCACCGTGTCCCCCTTTCAAAATATCACATTCAATGCACGGCGCGCGTTTTTAACGCATACCGTGCGTTGCCCGTGTGTTAGATAAGCGTTAGATCATCGACGTTCACCGCCGCGACAACCGTTCCGCCGTAGGTAATCACGGCGCGCTTTCCGGAAAGCT